CCCGATGTAGATGGTCATGCTGCTGCACCTGCCTCGCATTGGTTTGGCGACAACGTGCTGAAGGCCATTAACCCCTGCCGTTATCGTCGTGTAGTCGGATGAGCCGAGGTTTCCTTCTTCTGGGTTGAACCCAACTTTGAGCGCCTGGCTTGCTACCAGGTTGCAAGCCAGGCGCATAGCGTAGACCCTTCCCCATGCATTGGGCCCATTCGGAGATACCACGGAAAGGTTGATCCATTCTACGTAGGGACTTGCGCCATCGGAATAACCGACATCGGAAGCGTACGCAACCCCGTCACTTCCGAGAACGTACAACACGCCCGCCGCAATTGCGGACGCTCGAATGTCGGCGGCGTACTGCCATTTCATGAACTGCGCAGTCCTCCCTGAAGGAGCGGACAGGGTCCAGTCGTATACGATGGTGCTTGAATTACCAAACAGCCTAGCCTGATGCTTTGTGGGGTGGTACGCGGATGAATACCAATTCAATCCACCTGGCATCGAGTCGACGACTTGCTGGCCAATGTTTTCGAGAGATAGCCCACGGTCCAAGAGCTGCACTCCGTGCGCAGTGGGCATCACGATGCCTTCTGGTATGCGCGCGCACGTCCGCTGCGAGTATGGGCCAACCCCTGACCCGAAGAGAGACGGGGTATCGTATGACGGGGTACCGTTCGACTCTGGACCAATGCCCGTCAGGGTTGCATAGGAGTTCGCCGTGGCGATGATGAGTGTGGTGTCGAGAGAAAGGAGAGCCGTCAGGTTGCGTCCGATATGCTCCGTCTCGATCTGGTACTCGGAGGCGAACGAGAGGCCTTCGCCCCCCTGGGCGTAGGCACTGAAAAACACCTCACCGGCTGCAGTGGCAGCGAAGATGCGACCCTGATGGGATGCGACGAGGTTGCAACCAATTGGAGGCCAGTTTCCAACGACATTCCCGGTAGTGTACAGCTGTTCATTGGCGGTGATGTCTGTGTCCGGCGAGTAGTCCATGAACACGACATCGTCACCGTTGACCACGTTCTTGACCGAGCCCACGAGATAGAAGATGGTTGAGCTAACGGCAGTCCTGTAGATCTCGATTTCAGCAGACGAGATTCGCGGATCGATGTTGGTGAGCGGATCGCGCTCGGTGATGTTGACCATCGCCACGGTGACGGCGTTGGCTCTCCCGCCTGCGTTGGATTGAGAAACGGACGGGCAAACCTGCGAGCGCTGAATCCTCCCCTTTGAGTCTGACCACTTGGCAACGGCGCAATACTCTCGCGTCCCCGTCTCGATCACTGGCCAAGGAGTTGTGAAGGTTGGAGACATCGATCCGCCAACGGCAATAGCAAGAAGTGCCGTGTCTCCAGCAAGGGACGATGTGGCCTGCAGGTCTATCTCTAGAACATCACCGGCTTGAGTGTTCACAAGCTTAACGGGAACGTCATAGGTGAGGTGCTGCCAATTCGCATTCAACGATAAGGGACTGAGCGTTGAAGCCTGGTAGGCAACTTGTCCTGGCGAAGAGTAGAGCTTCAGAAGCTCTGAAGCGTAGCCTCGATCGAGCAGATAGGTTGCCCCGCTGGATGGGTTGACTATCTTTGCCCAAAAGTCGAGCGTCACCGTTCCAGCCGGCCATGGGGCGGCCGGGGTGTCAGCTGCTGAGGTTTCGAAAATCACCTCAAGTCCGCTTTGCGTGTAAGTGGTGGCGTTCGCGGGAGGATTTCCCGTGGTCAGCTCGGTTGACGACGTTTGCGCCGTGAACTTCTTTCCCTTTGCGCTCTCTACCGCCGTGATGGTTTCGGGACCAAGCAGGAAGATCGCCTCGGTAACATGGGCCCCGTCGTACGCCTTCAGCACTGCGCCGGGAAGCAATAGGGTATCCGCGATTTGGCACGGAGCGGACGCGGATACCGGGGAGAGGTTGTCAACGGATGGGTCTTTCCCAGATGTGAGCGTAGCCATCTTGAGGAGCACGGTTCCAGGCCCCCCAAGAGAAATGGGATTGTTGTACACGCCAAGAGCCAAAGCCGATCCGAAAGCGAAATGCGGAAGACGCTGAACCATTGGGCGGCCAGCATAGTCACCATTGTGCAGAAATGCGCCGATGGAAAACGATGTCCAGGAAGCGCCCGACACGTGCAAACGAATCACGAACGCGCTCGGCTGCCAGGTGGATTGATTGCAGATAGTCAGATCGATCTCATCGGCATCGTGCAGTTGAGTCTGGAAGGCGTGCGAAGCTAGCCCGGAATCCTTGAGCACGCAGGTGACATCGGCGGAACCAGGCGTCCACATCCAAACGGCTCTCTCTGAAGGAGCTGTCACATGTTCAACGTCAAAGAAGAAGAAGGGGCTAGCCCCTAGGGAAAACCCAGTAACCCCCCTGCACCCGTGTGTGCCTGACCAGCTGGACGGCTCGACATACGTTCGCGCGGACACGAGGGCACCTGTGGCACAGGTGATCTCGGCGTAATACAAATCAAACGGATAGGTGGTTGAGCCACATGTCACAACGTGGGCGGTGGCTGCGCCAGGATTGTAGGCCCACGCTATCGAAGCGGCATTGACCGTGTTTATCGTCGCCACATTCACGGGCGCCGAAACCGCCCACGTACCGGCAGTTAGTGTCACCCGGTACACGTTGAGCCAGCCATCCGTCGTTTGCTGTGCCAGTAGCCACACTCCGTCGCTTATCAACTGCACCGCGAACGGCGCAGGCGTGAGCGGATGGGTGAGCGTGTACTGATTCGGGTCTACTGCAGTGGAATTTCCCGTGTTGAGCAACACGCTGGTCGAGGCTACAGTTCTGAAACCGTTGGATGGTGACCACACCCACGCCTCAATTACCCCGTCGAGCCAAAGAAACGCCACGAACGACGGTGCAGCAGTGTGACCATCGGTTCCCACGCTCCAACCATCGGCGAACCCATTGGTCGAAGCCAACGGCGTGAGAATTTCCCCAGTAGTGCTATCAGTTAGAACCCAGCCTGCCTTGGACGCTCCGGCGTCGTCTTTACCGGCTGCAACCGTGAGCAGATACCTTCCGATCTGGGCCGTGTCCATCGACAGCCGAGAGTCGACGCCATTGCACACGTACTCGGTCGCAAGAACTGAATTTATGTCCAAGCGCTCGATTGCAGAGTTTCCCTTGGTGATCCATTTCCCCGTCGAGGGTTCGCGCGAGTACAGCTTGCGCCCGTTGCTTAGCACAAGCTCATCGTTGAGCGACGCGAGCTCGCGTCCTCCCGTCACCGATGCCCCGGACGTGTCCAGCATCGCGAGAGCAGACAGGCCTGGGCGCTTCTCAACCGTGCCATCTTTGTTCATCGTCCAGTTGCCGCCGTCTACGATGGTCCCGGCGATGGACGTGCGTCGGTTCGCCTTCTCGTCTAGACCGAGCAGGCGAACATCTAGAACGTTTTTCTGAAGGACAGCCATTACCAAAGCTCCGGGCCAACCTCGTCTGACACGTCTGCTATGGCCCCTTGATCGCCCTTCCCTGTGGACAAGAATGCCTCCAGGTCGAGCCGTGCTCGGGCCTGGGCCTGCAGGTAAGGCGAAGGGTCATCGTCCTGGCGCTGGCGCACCAGAGCGGCCATGCCCTGCTTCACGTACTCATCTGCACCATCTGGGAGTGAGAACGCAGTGGAAAGCGCGGCGTCCGATACTGCGGGATAGCTCGACATGTACCACACACGAAAGGGGTACTGCCGGGCGATGTCGGAAGGCAACAGGGTGATAGTGTCGCCCATGAACCTGTAGGCAAGAACCGCGATTCTGTCGCGAGCGGCGAACGTCCAGAGCCTGATCTTCTTCCAGTTGTCGGAAGAAATCATGATGTCTACCCCGCGAGGCTGGCTGAAGTCGGTCAGAGCCGCGCCGGCGGGCGCCGCTGCGGACATCGACATTGTGTTGGCCCCTGCAGGCATCTGCAGCGAGCCGGAAACCTTGGTGAAGGCGTCGCGATTCGCGCGTCTGCCCCACTGCCACAGGGAACTCAACTCTTGGTTCATGCGCGCGCAAAACTGCGCTGCGCTCACGAGGTTGTAACCGTCCCCGTCTGTCATCATGTTGACATCGTCGATGATTGCCTGTGGCGTGGTGGTCACGAACATGATGAATACGCCGGCGAGTTGTTGGCCCGCCGGCGGCCTGAATTATTTCTTACCTAGGATGATGGCAGCCAGGGGCTTGCCCTTTTCTTTCTTGTCGTCTTCAGCTTCAGGATCTTCCTCTTCGCTGTCCACGTCGACAAGCCTCCACATGTCGCGAAAGGCTTGCTCTGCCTCTTCCCAATCCTTCTTGTCGCCGGCCTCGAAGAACGCCTGAATGGCGTCCTGAAGGCCCACGTCCCCCTCGTCTTTCATGGCGTCACGCTGGAAAGCTTGACCTGAAAATCCACGAGAACGATGCCACCGCTTTCGATGTTCGTGTCGACGTGGGTTTCCGAGCTGGTAGAAGTCACGTCCTTGTAGAACTGCAGGTCGAAAGCCCCCGTGGCGGGCGAGAAGTTCCTAACCCCGTACTTGAGAGCGCTGTCGGTCGTGAGAGCAGTCCCGGACGCGACGGCGCTTACCACCGTGGCGTTGATTGCCTGAATCCCCCACGGCGTGATGGCAGCGGCGGAAGCATTCTTAGGCTGCGCAGGAGCGGCCGAAGAAACCCCGTCGTTGTCGAGCAGCTGGAACGTGTATTGGCCGGCTGCCGTTTGCTTGGTCACCTTGAATCCCGGCGTGTCCGAAGACGCGACGGCACCAGATGACCCGACCGTGAAAGATCCTGTCAGGTGAACCATCCCGCTGCGGTTGACGCCCTTCCAGAACCTCCAAATGCGATTGAAGACACTCATGATTGCGCTTTCCCTCGGCAATGACCGAGATTACAGGTCGGTGACAACGCCCGAGTGGCCGGGGGCATCCAGGTGGAATTGGTGGGACGCGATCAAGCGTGCCATCCAGTCGTCTGTGCCGTCGATCTGGCGGAACTGCAGACCGTCGGTCTGCTCCAGGTACACCAGGTCATCGCCGGTGTGAATGATGCCCACGTCGTCAATGTTGAACATGCGGCCGCGGCCTTCGTTGAACGCAGAGTCGCTGTACACGATGACATCGCCGCTTGCCCCCTGCAGAACGATGCCCTTGAACCCAAGCTTGACGCCGTCCAGGTCCTCAATATCGCAATAAACCTTGTTGAGGAGAGACTTGCAGAGGCGGGCATAGGTCTGCGACCCGAGCACACAGTGGGTGGATTTTCCACCGGCGGCGTCGATGTCTGCGGACAGGTCGAGCAGCGCTTCTTCCATGTTTCCGGAAGCGGTAGCAGATCGGCGAATACCTCCGAGACGCGTGCTGATGGTCTGGTCGACCGTGAACAGGGTTTCAAGGTCGGCGTCAGCATCGTGGAGGAACGACTCGAACCCGCACGGAACGATCCGGGAAGGCGTCGAGGAGTTCTGGCGGCAGCCGTCGAGGAACAGGTAGTCGCTGGAGCCCCAGGCAGCGGCAGACGAAGCCATGGTTAGCGTGCCGGCTCCAGTGTTGACCTTCGTGATCTTGATGGGAGTGCCAGAGCCAGAGAGCACGGCGCCGTTGATAGAGCTGGATGCCACCAGGGCCTGACCCACCTCGAAATGGCGAGCCATCCAAGGGTATTGCAGGGTGATGGTCACGGTGCTGATGCCGGAAATCTTGCCGAGATTTCCCCATCCGTTCCCGTCGAGGAGGATTTCCAGCTGTCGAGTCAACGCCTTCTTCGCGTTCTCGATTTCGGAAACCAAGGCCTTGATGAAAGATCCAGAGCCCTGGCTGCGACGAATGAGCGCGCCCTGAACGCGGGCGAACGCAAACACCTCGCCGGGGGTAAGGAACCAACGAGCGTATCGGCTGGCCTCACTGGCGGCCTGCGCGTAGCCCGTGGCGAACGTGGAGGAAACGGCTTGAGGGTTGCCGTACTTCAGCGGCTGCGCGAAGCCAGCTCCGAACGGCCCTTCGATGATTGTGCCCTTTTCCTTGCGGAACAAGGCCAGGGTCTTGGTTTTGTCGTAATCAATGGGGACGATCCCGTTGGGGTAAGTTTCCTTCAGGACTGTTTGTGCGGCTGTAATGTCGAGAGACATGTTGCGATCTCCAAAGTGTTGAGGTCATGGATTCACACTCCGGCATGTCGCTTAGCCGTCACTATCAGATGCTTCGGGAACTACTCTATCACGAAATGTTGAGTCTGCGCATAGCTTCCGCTGCGCGCTGGGATGCGTTCTTGCGCTCTTGGGCTTGCTTGGCGGGCGCGCTCTTCTCCGGCGGCTTGGCGTCTGATGCCTTCTTTTCCGCTGGTTTCTTTGCTTTTTCGGCCTCTGCGGCAGCGGTTTCCTTGGCCGCCTTCTTCGCCCTGGCCTGGTTGTCTTTTTCCTCGAGGATCTTCTCGGCCTCGGTCAAAGCTTCTTCTGGAGTCACCGAGCGCCCGAGCTTACCCTGTAACGCCTTGGTGAACTGCCAGAGCTGCGCCCCCGTCACCTCGTGCGCAATCACGTGAGCGTAGGCCACATCATCGGCCACACACAGCGTGTTGGCGCGGTGGACGAAGTCGGCAGAACTCGCGGCGTCTGCGGCTTGAGCGCGCTCCGACGCTTCCCTCTGGGCTGCCTCTTGCCTAGCCTGCTCCGCCTTCTGGCGCGAGTCGAACTCTTCGGAGGCCACGCGGCGGGCGATGTCTTCCGCGGTGGGCTCTTGGTAGCTCTTGGATAGCTCTTCGATGCCCTCGCGCATGTCAATGCCGAGCACCTTGAGGGCTGCGGCCTTCCCGCCCTTGGCGAGAGCCTCGCGCATCGAGCGCACCAGCTGCAGGTCTTCCTTGAGCGGAGCCATCTCTGCTTCGAACTGCGCACGGGTAGACTTCAGCCCGGACTCTGCCTTGCGTACACGTTCCTCACGCTCGGCGATGATGGCAAGCCCACGCGACAGGCGCGGCTCTACCGGCTTCTTCTCTTCCTCTGCGGGATTGGCGGGATCCTTACCGGGCTCTACCGCCGCCTTGTCACCCTCTTCGGCTGGCTTCTCCTTGTCGACGCCAGCCTTTTCCATCGCGGCCTTGGCCCTGTCCATCGCGGATGCGGGGGCCTTCGTCTCAGTGGCTTCCGTCGTCGTTTCGACAACCGGTGCAATCGTCTCAGTTGTGGCAGTCGTCGTCTCGGTGGGTGCTGTGCCTGTAGCTTGGTCAGCCATTTTTCTTTTCCTTTTGCTTGGTTTTTCCGAACATGCGTTCCCACCCGGCGCGATACGCATCGGATGGGGGGCGAGAATCTATGGTCGACGACTTACGCCCGCCTTTGTAGCCACGCTTGACGCTCATTTCTTTTTCCTCTTCTTACCCGCCATGTCGTAGGCGGCGGCGACTGACTGATCGGCAGGATGGCCGGCCTTAAGCATCTCGCGAATGTTGGCCCCAATGGTCTTTGCTGACTTGCCTCTCTTAAGTGGCATCTATGCTGCTCCTGGAATCGGGGGCGGCGCGATGGGGGATTGCTCAAGTGGGGCCTGCGCCGGAGGCGGCACCGCTGCTGCTGGTTGCTGAATCTGAGGGGACTTGCCGGCCAGGCGCTGCGTGAGCTGGTCCGCCTCGCTCATGAGCCTGCGCAGTAGATCCATGTTGCGCGAGGGGACGCCATCCATCTGCAGCGCTTGCGCATAGGCTCGGTAGGCCATCGTCTTCAAGAGGGTCAGCCCGCTTCCAGATTGGTACGGCTCTGGAGCGAAATACTCACCCTCGTAGAGGGCGCCATCGACCTGCATTTCTACAAGCTCGCGGCTTGCTGTCTCCATGGTGACGACCTTCTCAAGATCTGGGAAGTTCAGCAGTTTGAGCCCAAGGCCGCCCTGCACTTCTTCCGGTGGCAGCAGACCGCCCTTGATGATATCGGTCACGTCCTGTATGCGGCCCGCGCTGGTCGATGACAAAGCGCTGACCGGGTTGGACCGGAAGCGGATATCGCCCATGTCTCCGGCAACATCCTTCCACGCGATGTGCTCGAAGCTCTTGGCGCCCAAGGCGTTTGCTGCGAAGTCTGGGCACTTCTCTGCCAGCTTTCCCGCGAGACGAAAAACAATCTCGCCCGCTACTTCAGTTTGTCGCTCGATGGCCTGTCCCTTGATGATCTGGCGAGTGGCCCCTGTGTCGTTGTACTCGCGCAGGGCTTTGCCGCTATCGAGGCCCATGGGCTTTTGCCCCATGGCCTGCATTTCGTTGAGCCCCGTGTCGGCCATGGCCTGTTTGAATAGCCAATCGAGATAATTGTAGAACTCTGGTGGCAGCGCTGAACTTGGGGAGATCTGCGGGGCAGCCCCCTTGTAGTGGCCGATGCCGCCTATTTCATTCGTCAGCTCGTCTTCGACGACTTCCGAGCCTTGCTCTATCCACACGCGAGGAACGCACGCCAGATCCTGAGAGCGGCGAATCTTGCGCATGCTCTTCCCGATCTCGATGTGGTAGCCCACGAGCTGGTCGGCTACTGGCGAATTGCTCCATCCGCTGTCGGCATGCGACCAGCAGAAGCGAGGAATCGGGAAGAAGTCAAACTCCCATTCCTCGTCAATAAGGGTCACGTTTTCCAGGCTTACGATGTGTCGCCCTGGCTTCGATTCGTTGCCGCTAAGTCGCCAAGTCTCGTACACGTTGACCTGGTCGGCGAGGGATTCCACTCCGAACATGCGCCGATATGCCTGATTTACCGGGCGCAAAGCGATCGGTGCTTCTTCTATCTTCTTGGCGTTGTCCGGGTAGAGCTCAGCCACGTAACTTTTCGAAAGCGGATACTTCGCCCCGAGTGTGAATGGGCGCTCTCCCTCGTAATCGTTCCACACGAGCTGCGAAGGGTGCAGCCTGTCGCACCTGATTTTCTTATTGGTGTAGTCGATCCAGAGCTTCGGAAGCCCACCAGAACGGGCCAAGCACGCGTCGATGAACGTGCGTTGCTGAACCTCGTGGAACCCGCATTCATGCAAAACTCCGTTGACGAACTTCGTGCGCTGACGAGCCTTCTTCTGCAACTTCCAACTTGCTCCGTCGGTCTCGACTCGGATGTCTGCCGGGTTCTTCGACAGCATCGAAGCGGCGGTGTCGATGCATCTGCGAATCAGGTTTGCCCGTGCCTTGGTGTACGAGTCCATCGTCAGCGACGACTGCACCAGAAGCGGAGAGCGCGGAGCCATGGCGCCTAGCCAATAGGGCGGCTGGCCTTCATAGAGCCCGGTGAACAGGGCATCCATGAGGTGGCGCTGCCCGTGGGTGGTGTAGATGCAATCAATCCACTGGCGCGCGGCTGCTGCTCCTGCGTCGCCTTCAATTTTCCACCAGCGACCGGCGTCTGCAAGGCTTTCGCTCTTCGCCCCCATCGTCCCAACCTTGTGGGGGAGCCGGTATGTCTGGCGCTTGATGAGAGACTTAGAAGGCATGGGCTACAATCTCCCTTGCCTGGTCTCTCGTTACGCCCAAATCTGTGCAGAGCTTGTCAAGAGCTTGCTCAGAAGGAGTGTCCGGCGAAGGCTTGGCGGCCACATGGTCAACCGTCGCTGGACGTTCCGGCGCGAGGACTATCCGCACGGTATCGCCCTCTGCCGTTTGCTCGTAGGAAGACACGCCACCGGCTCGCAGAACTCTGATGTATTCGGCGAGTTTTCCGGGACTCATGGTGACACGATCCCACCGAACCGTGTCACCGTCAAGCAGAAGCGATGTCAGGGGCCAGGCCTGAGAGCTTGGTAAGTGTCGTCGAATAGCGGCTCGTCCGTCCGCTTGACCACCGTCATCATGCATTCGAGCATGCCCGCGGCTAGGAGGTAGCGCTTCTCGTCTAGCGCCTGGAATTCGCTCTCGCACTCAGCCAGGACCGTGAGCTTACCTTTGAGCAGCACGCACCATGTGATTATCTGGTACGTAGGAAGTTTTCCTTCCTCGCGTTTCCACACGATCACGGTCACCCCCTCCATCCAACAGTTGGAAACAGCCTAGCCAGCCTGAGGGCAAAGGCGTCACGCTCGGCCGTGATCTCTGCAATCTCTCCCTGGCACTCTGCGCGAGCCTTGGCAGCTGCAGCCTCACACTGTTCGAGCACGTGCTGATGGGTGGCGCACGCCGTGCACAGCTCTAGTCCGCCTGAAAACACGTGAGAGTCGTCAAGCTGACGGCCGCATGGGCAAAAAACGACGATCATGGCTCGCCAAGTTCGGCCAAGAGCAACGCGACTCTAGACTGCCAGTCCAAGACTCTCTGTTGGTGCAGGGGAGAAAATAGGCCAACGCCACGCGGTCTCACCGGATAGCCAGCTAGTAGCCCCATCATCTCTGGAGCTGCAAGGATTACTCGCATAGCTCCAGTACCCATGAGCCCTACCCCATCGGCATCAACAAAGCGCTCGCCATGCGCTGTCCACGGGGCCGGATGATCGTCAAGAACGCTCACGAATCCACCTTCTTGCCCGCATGGTTACCGCGGATGTGTTTCGCGAAGTGGCTTCCTACCGACTCCGCGTCCCGGAGCTGCTGATACTGTTCCTTGGTAACGCCTTCGTATTCATAGAGCGTACCTGACGAGAATTTCACGCGCATCCTGTGCGTTCCTTCGTCGTATCCAATTGACTCAATGTTGCTCGACTTGACCTTGTGCATTTCCATGGACATCTCCTTGCTTAGTTTTAACCGAAGGCATCTTAGCCTCCGGCCCGAAAGATCGCTCGACTTAGATCTCGTGTGCCCGGAGCGAGAGCGACCTCAACCGGGGGCTCCGGCTCCGCCTACAGAGACAGCCCGCCCGCGCGTGACCGGAATATGCGCGTCACAAAATAGGCTGTCAATATGGCATTTTGCCCCACTTTATCCAAAGGAAGTACGCCACTTAGCGCGCCGCGTGCCCCTTTCTGCCACAGCGATATTGTAGACAAAGGTATACAGAGGTGGGACACGTTTTGAACATATGTTCATAATTGCGCAGCGCTCAAGCAATACGGGTAGGATAATATGCCACCTCTTAATGCGTAATGAACATATGTTCAAAACAGTCTCGCAAGTGCTCGTAATCACTCATGACTCGGTCGGTAATTTCACATGCAAGTTGCATGTGAAATTACGAGTCATGTCAATTGACTAGTCGCCGAAGAATGCGTCTAGTGGGTCGCGGTGGGCGTTGCGCCTCTGCTCTGCGATTGCGGCAGCAAGCGTGGGGCTCGGAGCCACGTAGAGAGGATCTTTTGGCTCCTCTGGCGTCTCGAAGAATGCTTTGCACTCGCGCCATCCATACAGGACTGCATCGGTCATGTTTCCATGGAAGCCGCCTTGAGCGCGGGTCAGCTCCTGCAGCTTGCCGTCCATCGCGGCCTTGGGGTCCTTGCGGACGAGCGCGCACTCTTCGGCGAAAACCGAATCGGTCTTCGCTAGCAACATGCCCTTGCGCAGCTCCGTATTGAGTAGCTTGATGTGCGCGCCCTTCTGAGATTTTTCAGCTGGCTTGAGCGGCAGGCCGTGACGGCGGCGCATCTCGACCGCGATGAGCTTGCCCAACGCGCCCTGGTCGATGACCATGCTCTGCGGGTGGTAGGTCTCGACGAACTGGTGCAGCTTGCACGCGCTGTCCGTGATATCGACGTGGTTGTCACTCCACTCGTCCACGAGGTAAACGTGTGCATCGTGCTTGCGCCAGCCCAGGCAGGCCAGAGCCATATTGTCCTCATACCCAAGATCGAGGCTGAGAACGAACGACCATTCGCCGGGCGGAAGATTAGTGTAGCCGTTTCGGATTTTGTCGTACTCGAAAAGAAGACTTTCCGGGTCTTCAATGTCTCGGTCGAGGTACTCGCGCTGAAAAGTAGGATGCGAAGAGCTCCATCCGTTTTCCTTGCAGACATCGTCTAGAATTTTCTGTACATCCACTCCGGCCATACGTGCGGGGAAGCGCTCATTCTCCAGCACGGTCCAACTGTGAAGCTCCCAGGCTGCGGCGAGGTCGCCCTTTTCGTAGCAGCGCGAGAAGTGCCCGCCATGCAGCGCTGGGCGCGTGCCCGCAAGCCAAAGCTCGCCCTGGTAGTCAGTGAGGGTAGGCCCGATCACGTCCTGCAGGAGCGGCTTGATCACGCGGTCGGGGAACGATTGCGCTTCGTCGATTATTACGAATTTGAATTTCTT